AGGCGGAATGTCGGATTGGTTGCTAACTTAGTTCCACCTTCCGCAAGTCGGTAGCCTAAGATACCGCCCCAGCGGGAACTATCCGCCCGAGAAGTCTCATCAACTGCGCGTACGGTAATCCCGTTGGAGTTCGGCCCGATCTGGAGCTTTGCCGCACGGCTGGAGAATGGACCAGTATCATGCAGCGGGGAAAGCAGACCAGCAACAAAAGAAGGTTCCAATAAGAACCCGCCTTCTGAGCCAACCAGCTCATTAGCGCCCAATGCTTTGATGTTCAAAGCCCTAAGCCTGGGAGCCAGTTCACGGCCCTGCGTCAGGGTCGCCTGCTTCACGGCAAAGAGTTGATCTCCCATAGACTTGAATGGATTATCGGCTTCGTCGTGGACTACCTGCACGCCTGCAGCGTTGACGGAGGGCAGAGATTTGATAGCTGCGTCTGCTCCCGCCTTGCCCGCCTGTGCAAGCAGGGTATCTAATTGATCTTGGGTTAGTTCTGTCATCTTGATCTCCAAATTCTCTAAAGGTTGTAGTTCGGGAGCATCTGCAACCACCGGCGAGGCGTCGCCCGCCTCCTCTGCCTGCGATGTGGATGCTTGTAAAGCGCCCAAGAGACTCTTGAGCGTAGTTACCTTGATTCTCGGTTCGGCTGGCGTAGGCGTCAGGCTGGCATCAGATCCAATCGGCCATGACTTGATCCAATTAGACCCATTCTCTTGCCTTTCTCGCTCGACCAGATGCGGAGCGGTGCCGCTGGACCAGCCCATGTACTTTGCTGCGTTCTCTGCAATTGCCTTTTCGTATTCGGTACGATTGTAGATAATGGCATCGATCAGCACACCAACATCATCGAGCTTTACCTTGCCCTTGCCTACTTTCTTGCGAACTATTACATAGCCATCATCTTTTGTGGACAATGGCTGTTTGTGGTGAAAGTAAACTGTGACATCTTTCTCTTGTCCGGGATCAATGTCGTAATCAGTATCTTCTGTAAAATAATCACGTTGATTAGAAGCATCTGTCAATACAGGCGATCCGAACATAACCAGATGCCCGCCCAGATGGACGCCTTCAGGCGTATCGCCTAATGCCTTGACTTCACTCCCAAATGTGATGAACATCTCGGGATCGTCATATTCTGTTCCGATGTTTTTCTTCTCCCACATGGATGAACAGATTGCTACCGCCTGCTCATTATCCGCAGCGGTTCCATCTTCCATTGCTTTCGGGATACAGGCCGACATAAAGTCATCCTGGTTATCATATTCATTCGGGTCTGGCATCTCACCTCCAAACAAAAAAGCGGCGCAATCGCCTGGATCTCTCCAAACAATTGCGCCGCTTATAAGCTCTTTGACGCTTTACCTGCTGCACCCTTTCGCCTTATCCATCCCGGCCTCGGCTATCTTGCGTAACAGGCTATTCGATTGACGATATTATAGCACAAATTCAGAACTTCAAAAGTATCTTATTCAACTGATCAATATATTCAGGCGGTAGTATATTGGCAATCAACCTGCCCATGTGTCTGGCTCCCAAAGTATAAGCCATAATAATTGTGGCTATCCATACAAGAATGATTATTATTGTAGTCATTTCAATCCTATCTGTTTGAGCAATCGCTCCACCCACAGATTATAAATGCGAGTAATATCTGCCTGTCTTTCCTTGGCTACTTCGATTATCTTACGCCATCCGATACGCCCCATCGCTCCCGCTTGCTGCTCACCGATCAACCAATGGGCATAACTGGCATGTGCCGTAATGGTCGTCTTGAAATCTTTTGGGTCAACCGTCCATGACCCGGATACTTGTCCGCCTGCCTGAGTACCATGCCTTTCGCTGGTCGCTTTCAATCTAGAAGCATACATCATGCCGCGCCCCCGGATATAGTAAGGCGCAGGCGGTGAATTAGCAGCCGTGGCAGGTGGATACTTTTGCACTCCCTGAGTTTTCAGGATTACATCAACTGCCGCTTCCCTGCCCGCCGCCTCCATCGTCTGCTTGATCTCAGCCGGGAACTTGTCCATCTTGCGCATGAGTTCATCCATCCCCTTGATGTCGATGTGGATAGTGTCGTCAGGCATTGTTTATTTCTCCGCTTATCCTCGTTGTATAGCTTATCCAGCACCGGCAGTTTACATGCCGTGGCGGGTATCCATCCTGGTAGCCACTGTCGTCTGCCCCGTAGAAACCATCGCCCTGCTCGACTTCCGTCTCATTCAGGGGACCACACAGCGGGCATACCAGATCATCGTTATTCGTGAACCACGTCTCAACTACCATCACATCGGGGAACTCAGACTTGAGCTGCTCCGCTCCGATCTGATTGCCCTTCGAGTATGCTCGGGTCGTCTCAGTCACAGCCACTCTCAACGCCCGCTCCTCATCGAACGGCAGCATCCCCATCACATCGCCAATCGTGAAGCCTGGCGTCTCGACAAACAGGCTCACGGCTTGCTTGATCAGATCCCGGCTGGTCTTATCCACGCCCTTGACGATCTTGCCCGATTGTTTCTTCGCCCAGGCTAATACATTCTTATTGACCCCCGAATAATCCAATGGGATGTTGACCTGCTGGCTAAACAGGTCGGCTCCCTCGCCAACGCCCTGGAGCAATAGCCGGATCACATCGGCGTCATATTCTTCATCGTTAAAGAAGTCGGTGCCAATGTAGCTATCCAGGTCGATTGCCTTGCGTGGATAGAATATATCATGCAGTTCCAGTCTGCGCTGTGCTTTGGCAGCCAGCCTGCTGAAGTATGCCCGAGTAGCACGATAGAACTTATTCTCGAGTATGATCTTCTGCCGTCGCCCTGGCTCCCTGGCGTCACGCTGTTTTACATCCTCGGGCACTTCGAAGCCCCATGCGCGCAGGTAGTCGGCTACAGTCCAGATCAGGTCGTCAAGATTGTCCATAATGATTTTTGTCAGTCGGTCGATGCAGATGACATACGATATGCCGCTTGCCTGGAAGATAATGCTTTTCCTCATCCCATCGTGTCGTCACATCTACCCTGTCAAACCATACGATATTCGCAGGCGCACCGCATATCTCGCACATCCCAGGCGGGACGGTCAACCCATGCTTATTGATTATCCAGTCCATCTCTCTCCCTCATCGCTATTGCTACGCTTCTCAGCGCCTCAGTCAATTCCTTGATGGATGCCACATCTGGCCTGCCATTGTGGTTGTCGCTATCGAATACTATCCGCACATCGGCGTCAGTCCGGGCATCTGCCAGCGCCGTATTGATCCTGTTCCACTCGGTCACGCTGATGTACTCACTCTCAAATGCCACCACTGCGCTCTCGCCCCGTCTCAAGGCTTTGATTGCTTTGCGCTGCCATTTATCCATATCAGATAGCCTTTTTTCTTCCTGCGCTTGTCCTGGGGCTTCCTGTGGGCTTGCAGGTGTAGTATTCTCGTCTGCCTGCGTCTCGTCTTGCGCCGTCTGATCTTCAGCAGGCTTTTGGGATAGACGAGCCGCCATCTCCGCCGCCCGTTCTTCCTTGTCGATGATAGCCTGCTCCAACTCCGCCCGCTGCTCGTCCGTCAGCTCAAACCCGAGCAGGTCCATCGCCATCAGCAAAGGCACGCCCGCGCTGGTCAACTGCTGCAAGGCCGCTGACCGTGCCGCCTCATCCTCTTGCATCGCATCCAGCGTCTCGGGTAGGAATTGCAAATGCAAACCAAGCGGCTCGAATAACTGCTCATTGAGAACAGAGGCGATAAACTCACAATCCGGGATGACGGTTAGCTTCAGGAAGTTTAGCTCGTCCTGCTGGCTGGTGGCATAGTTGGCGGCATTGGCAAACAGGATGCTCATCGGGATACCCAGCGCCACGGCAATGTCCTCCCGCTTCTCCTCGGAGATGGTGGTATTCTCCAATTCCTTCAAGCCTTCCCCGATCACGGTCGGGGTCACGGCATCGGCGTTGATGACCTTGCCGGTAAACGCATTCTTGACACCAGTCACCAGGTTCGACCACCAATCTTCCAGCTTCTCCCGCTCTGCTTGCTTGGGCATTCCCTTGA